CCGCCTTCCTGGGCCAGGGCTCCACCGGACAATCTGGTGTGGCCATCAGCAACCTGGTGGAGCAGGGGGCAACCACGCTTTCCGAGATCAACGACAACTACCGGATGGGCTGCCAGCAAGTGGGGCAGTTGGCACTGGCCTATCTGCTTGAGGATATGGCCAGCAAGCGCAACTACAAGGTGACCGTGAACCGGGATGACCCCCGCCGCCGCAAGGCCGTAGTGGTCAACGTGGAGCAGGAGGATGGCAAACTCACCAATGATGTGACCCGGCTGCGGGCACATATCGCACTGGCGCCGATCCAGCAGACTGCCGCCTACAAGCAACAACTGGCCGAGCGGATGACCCAGGCTATGTCCCAACTTCCGCCAGAGGCGGCAGGTGCCTGCTTTGACCTGCTGGTCGAGCTGATGGATGTACCGCGTAAGGCTGAGTTCGTGGAGCGGATCCGCAATGCCCTGAACATTCCGAAAGACCCGGACGAGATGAGCGATGAGGAGCGCGCCGCTGCCGAGCAACAGGCTCAGCAGGCCCAGATGCAGCAGGAGCTGGCCATGCGCGAGATGCAGGCCAAGTTGGCAGAACTGGAAGGCAAAGCCGCCAAGTGGCAGGCAGAGGCTCAGCGCATCGCCAAGCTGACCGACTCCATCCGGTTTGAGGATGCTCTCAAGCAGGCCCAGACTGGCAAGACACTTCAGGAGATGGAGCGCCTTGCTGCCGAGCAGCAGAGCATCCAGGGGGAGCAGGCCGTGCTGCAGGCGCAGTTGCTGGAGAGCATCCAGCAGCAGATCGACGCCATCGCGCTCTGATAGTTGCTTTCCTGACCTGCCAGCGTTACGATTTCCCCAACATGGCCCAGTCTCTCGAGATTGGGCCTTTTTCATTTCCAGACCCGGCCATTGTGCCGGGTTTTTTATTTGGAGCTGGACATGACCGACAAGGTTGAGTTGAAAGGTGTACTTGAAGCAGCCCTCAGTGAAGATGGTGGCATTATCCTCATCCGTAACGCGATGGCCGAGTTCCAGTCGCACAAGAAGGTTCATGCGGCAGTAATCTCCGAGATTCATCCGTGTGATGATCATGGCAGCTTCATGATCGACATCTCCAGCCCCCTCAATGCCGATATCACCATTCCCTACATGGTTACCCCTGACATGGTTGCCCGCTTTACCCCCAGCATTGGTGACTACATCGTGCTCTATGAGAACGACTATGTGTCATTCAGCCCGAAAGATGTGTTTGAGGGTGGATACCTCATGATCGAAGAACCGGCCGTGTGCGCCAGTGAAGAAGATGCCGAGATGGAGCGCGAGATCCAGACTCTCGGACTGACCGCGCCGCGCGTCACCCCTGACCAGATTGACGCTCTGATGAGTGGTGTTCGCTATGAGGTGCAGGTTGTCACCGGCACCACCACCACGCTGGCCACCGCCATTGCTGCCAACGGCTTCACCCTTGCCATCGGCATGACCGCCTGCGCCGACCCGGCCAACTTCAATGCAGATCTTGGCGCCAAGTACGCCATCAAGGATGCCGAAGCCAAGGCCCGCCAAGAGCTGTGGAAGCTGGAAGGCTGGCGGCTCAAGTGTCGCCTTGAGAAACCTGTGCTGTTGGTGAGCGGCTACAGCCAGATATCAGGAGTCATTAACGCGGACAAGGTGCGCGTGGTTGATGGCGGAAGCCCCAAATCAAGTCACATTGCGCGCATGCACCAAGAACATGATCAACTGGCTGAGCGAACCAGCAAGCTGGAGGCTTTCACTGGGACAGTCAACTTTTGCGCCCTGAGCGCAGATGAGCAGAACCGGATGAAGCGCCAACTGGTCGCCATGCGTGAGTATCTGGCCGCACTGACTGAACGGATTGTGGCAACAAAGAATCCCTAGCGATAGACGACAGACCTTGCCCGCCTTGTGCGGGCTTTTTTATGCCCAGCCCCAGCCGGGGAGCGCTTTTACCGAGAGCCTTCCCCCGCTTGGGCAGCGATACCACCCACTGAAAACCCACGAGGACAACCATGGATAAGAACATCGACAACCTGACCGGCACTGAGAGCCTGGACGAACTGGAAGCCATGCTGGAAGCGATCGAGCGTGAGCCCGATGGCGAGCTGGATGATGGCACTGGCACCGAGCAAACGGACGTACAACCCGCGCCGTCGGCGGGCGAGGTGGCAGCCGGTAACGAACAGGGCAGTACCGAGCAGGGCGGTGAAGGGGTCGCGGAGCCTGAGAAGGTGATCCTGGCCAAGAGCGGTCAACACACCATCCCGTATGAAGTGCTGGAGCAGGCACGCAATGAAGCCAAGCAACTGCGTGAGCAGCTCGCTCAGTCGCAGCAGGCCCAAGCCGAACGGGACAAGCTGGCCGCCGTGTTAGAGCAGAACGGCATTGAGCTGGACACCAGCGATCCCGATAGCATCGATGTCGCTGCTATTGAGGAACTGGCCCAGGACTACCCCGACCTTGGCAAACCGCTGGCGGCCATCGCCCGCAAGTTGCAGAAGTTGGAGCAGCCCGCCCAACCCGCTATCAACCCGGTACAGGCCGCACTGCAGGCGGTACCTGATCTGGTGAGCTGGCGGGAAAAGGACCAGGACCGTTTCGACTTCGCCATCATCGTCGATGAGAAGCTCCAGGCTGATCCCGCGTGGCAAGGCAAGTCGCTGGATGAGCGATTCGCAGAGGCGGCGCGCCGCACCAAGCTGGCCTTTGGTGATGAGGTTACCCCTCCCACCAAGGCACCCGGCAAGGAGGCGGAGAAACCTGCCGATTTCATCCCGTCCAGCCCTTCGGCACTCGGCCAGACCCATCATGCCGCCCCCACTGGAGTGGAGCGCTTTGGCGCCATGTCTCAGACCGAACTTATCGGCGAGATGGGCGCCATGACGGACGCCCAGATGGAGGCGCTGCTGGAGCAGGCCGGGTTCTAACCCACCACCCATTTCAATAAGCCAACCCCGACCACTGTGTCGGGGTTTTTGTTTTCATGTAGGAGAGGACCATGACCCAAGTCACCTCGGCGCAAGCCAACAAGATTTTGCAGGCCGCACTGTTTACGGCGGCCAACCGTTCCCACTCGCTGGTGAACATGCTGACCGAAGAGGCCCCCAAGGGCGCCAAGGTCAACGGCGGCAAGCAGACCAGTGCAGGTGCGCCGGTAGTTCGCATCACCGACCTGACCAAGCAGCGCGGCGATTCCGTGGATATGCAGCTGTTCCATCAGCTCTCCGGTCGCCCGAGCATGGGCGATCAGAAGCTGGATGGCCGCCTGGAGTCCCTGTCCTTTGCTGACTTCGCGCTCAAAATCAACCAGACCCGTCACGGCGTGGATGCTGGCGGCAAGATGAGCCAGCAGCGCACCAAGCACGACCTGATCAAGACCGCCCGCACGCTGCTTGCTGATGGTTACTACGGCCGACTGGTTGATCAGCGCGGCTTTGCCCAGCTGGCCGGCGCCCGCGGCGACTACTACGCGACCGATATCATCCTGCCGCTGGCGGATGACCCGGAATTTGCCGATATCATGATCAACCCGCTGACTGCGCCCACCTACGAGCGCCACTTCTTCGGTGGTGATGCGACCAGCTTCGAAGCTATCGACGCGGCTGACCGCTTCAATCTGGGCTGCGTGGACAACATGTCGCTGTTCCTGTCCGAGATGGCCAACCCCATCCAGCCGATCCGCATGGTGGCGGATCCGTCCGGTGGCGAGCCGCTCTACGTGCTCTATGTCACCCCGCGCCAGTGGCACGACTTCTACACCTCCACCTCCGGCAAGGATTGGCAGGCGATGCTGGCTGCCGCCATGGAGCGCAGTAAGGGCTGGAACCACCCCATCTTCCGGGGTGAAGGGGCGATGTGGCGCGGCATCCTGGTCAAGCCCTACAAGGGCATGCCGATCCGCTTCAACCAAGGCAGCACCGTCAAGGTGTGCGCCGCCAACTCCGCGACCGGCGTGGAAGTGGACAAGGTAGCAGGCACCACCATCGACCGCGCCGTGCTGCTGGGTGGTCAGGCGCTGGCTAACGCCTTCGGCTCTGGCGAGCAGGGCGGCTCCTTCGGCATGCACGAAGAGAAAACCGACCACGGCAACAGTACCGAGATCTCCATCAGCTGGGTATCCGGCCTGCAGAAGATCCGCTTCAAGCAGCGTAACGGCAACATTCAGGACCATGGTTGCATGGTGCTGGATACCGCCGTCAGCGCCGTCGCGCGCTAATCCCCCCACCAGAGCGAGGGGTTGATACCCCCTCCTGTTGATATCTGACCAGATAAGGAGCCATGTCATGGCCAAAACTACCCTGATCGCCCGAGCTTACCGCTGGTTTGTTGGTTCGTTCGGCAACCTCTCTATCTCCCCGACCCTGGTGGCCAAGCTGGCGGCTGTGCCGTCAGGCGACGTCATCGCGTTTGGTGACAAGGTGGAGCCCAACCTGAAAGTGGTGGGTGTGACGATGTTCAGCACTGCGCTGGGCGCGAGTACCACCATCACCGCCAAGATCGGCACGACCACCATCATCAACGCCGAGAGTACGGTGGGGGCGGTGGCAAAGTATTACCCGGTCGATGACTTGCTGACCGAGCCTGACCAGGAGCTCACCCTCACGGTTGGCGGCGGCGCTGCGACGGGCACGGTCAAGCTCAAACTGCATTACGAGGTAGTCGGCAACCTGTAAGGCTGCCGATCACTGTCCGCCCGGCCCTGTGCCGGGCTTTTTCGTTTCTGAATAGGAGTCATCGCCATGAACGACAAGATTGCCGTGGTTTACATCGGCGACAAGCCGAGCAAGAAAGACACCGTGACCGGATCCCGCCTGGTGTTCCCGCGCCATACGCCCGTTGACGTGGAGAGCCACATCGCCATGCAGCTGCTGGAGTTCCCCACCGTCTGGGTCAGCAAAGAAGCGCTGGCCGGCACGCTGGAGCGACAGGAGACCATCGCCAAGATGGAGGCCGAAGAGCAGGGGCGCCTTGCTGCCGAAGCTGCCCGCCTGGCCGAAGAGCAGAGCATGGTGGTCGGTGAGCGCGATCTGGCCAAGATGACCTCTGCCCAACTGGCCACCCTGGTGGAAGGGGAAGATCTGGATATCGAG